AATGATTTTTTGAACATATCTTCTTCTGTGTAGATCATCATCGCAAACAAGCGACACAATCCAAAAGTAAATAGAGCACGTGCTTTCTTCTCTGCTGTAGCAGCTACACGTCCGTACAACGTTTTAATCTCATACGCTGTTTGAGCAGTATTGATATCAATATCATCTACACCCCCTAGTGCTAATCGAATCTCAGAGCGGTACTGCTTAACGTACATATTCTGATCACCGGATACTGAATCAGGCGTCATATACTGAACACGATCAGTGGGTTCTAGGTTTGCAATGACCCTAGGTACTTTAATCTGACCGTCTAATGTAGAGCTACCAAATGGTTGTGATACACGACTACTTTGTCCACCCATTGGTGCGAATCCAGCAGCACTACTGATAGTAGGCCGGAAGCTACCTTCATCACCACTTTCAATAATGTCGTGCTTGGGACGACTTGATACGAGTGTTGGGTTACCGAAGAACTTCATATTCTTACGGATGTTACGTACCAACTCATCGTGATACAAGATCTGATGTGCTAACCAGTCAAACTCACCGTTACCGGTAGCTTCACCAGTACAGTCCATATGGTTAAAAACTTCTACCCCAGGAATATATCCCAAAGTATTAACTAGGGTTTCAGTAGCACCAGGCATCTTAAATGGGAGTGATCCCATCTGGTTTTCAAACTCAATCTTTTCATCTGATATTGTTTGTTCAATGCGGTCTTTATATACCTTCAACTGAATCCATTTCTTTTTACCACCTCTACCATTAGGGTCAGGGAATGAATCTAGTGAATTTGTTTTAGATACATTAAATGAATAGATAAGCACCAGTGAATCAAGCTCTCCAGCTTGATCTCTATATGCTCTATAGCTATCTTTAGGGAAGTAAAGTAGTTGGTAGTTATCACCGGTTGGTCTGAAGTAGAACAACCCTTGACCGTCGCATAAGAAGTAATCAACAATGCTTTCGAGTTTCATCTCAAGCATATTATCTTCACACACCTTGGCGATAAAGTCTTTACGAGTACCAAATGAATCTTGCTCTGCGTAAAACTCAACTCCACGACGCAACATAAATGTACGCATCTGAGCCAGGTGAGAAGACACAATCATAGTGTCTACTGATAAATCACCTCTACGCTCTTTAGCAGCAGTCAGTATTTGAGTAAATTGACTTGTTACAGCGCTATTATCCATTATTGTCTTAGTTTACTTCTTATAGTCTAATCAATCATTACCATCGTATTCAACTTTTTTAGGGGGTTTGCCAAATTCAAAATCCGGAAGTTTCCCTCTAAACGCATCACGGTCTCCAAAAATATCGTTATCTTTGACTGTAGCTCTATCAAAACTACGTTCTGTAGATGCATCAACCCTTGTTTGTAGCTCAGCTGGATCAAAAGATCGAGCGTCAAATCCGGTAAACATACCAGCCGTCTTCATCCCCATACCTGCAAATCGTTTCTGATTATCACTATTTAACGTAGTGTGTAAATCATTAAACTTAGCTTGAGCAGCAGGACTGTCATCTACATCGTAGAAACCAGCCATCGTTGCTGTTGATACAGGAGTATCGTTACCGCTACCGCTTCCGTTATATACAAACGAACGGTTATCGCCACCATACTGACGAATAGAGTTATCTTGATTCTGCCAGACAGTATTGTTGTCTCCTGTAATTGTAGAAGTCTGGTCGTTATCCTGCGTTACTTCCTGGGTTTGAGTATTTGTAATGTCTACACCCGTACCGTCACCGGAGATAATTTCATCTAAACGACTATCTAATAAGGTTTGAGCTCCAGTACTACCTGTCTGATTAATACTATTGTCTTGATTCTGTTCTACGGTATTGTTGTCTCCAACAATAGTAGATGTTTGATCATTATCTTGAGTGACCGTCTGCTCCTGGCTGTTGCCTACTGTACCTGTGACGGGAATTACAGTTGTGGTTTCTTCTGGTACTTCTGGTACTACTGGTACTACTGGTACTACAGGATTAGTCTCTTCAACGGGATCAGGATTAGTACTACCTTTAAGCCGTTCTTTCCAAGTATCTAATTTCCGTTGAGCACCTTTACGGAGCCTTAAGCCACTATCTTCCATATGATCGATAATATCTTCTCTTGAATATCCCTGACGACGCAGATATTTCATCTCTCCTTTTTCAACTGTTTTTTTACCTCGTTTTGCAAAGTCGAAATCTGTTACGTTTTCAATTTCTTGAGATCGATGTGATGCTCTACCCGCTGCTCGGTTTTCTTGAATGCGTGCATTTAATTTTCTCTTTAATCCTCTTGCACCAAGACCTTCTTCTTTACGCGCTTTAATCTCTTGGCGCATATCGCGAATGCCCATCTTATTCTTGTTGCTTCCATTCCCTGATGATTGATTCTGCATTTGATTCTGCATTTGATTGCCAGAACCATTATTTTTCTTTTGTACTACTGCTTGGGCCTTAGCTTTAGCGGCTGGCCTATTCCCACCACCTTTATTACCGCCACCTTTATTTCCACCACCTCTATTACCACCACCTTTATTGCCGCCACCTTTATTCCTATTCTTTCTATTATTTTTAGCCATTTTGTGTTTTACATTTCAAAACTATCACTATTGTAATCAATTTGTAAATTACCTCTTCTCAATAGCCCACCCATTGTTAAAACCATACTGTCTACAGCATCGTCGTGTGTTGTCTGTCCAAAGTTAAGTAGCTCATCTTCTAGTACATCCCATTTACGCCACTTGTTCCATATCACTTTTTTGTTTTCAAATAGGCCAAGCACACCACGCAGTCTTGCTAGCTTATCTCCTTTAAAACCTTTAACTGGTGAGACACTTAGGTTATACAGAGCACGATCTTCTAGCACGATACGTTTAAAGTCTCCTTCAAAAGAGTTCTGATATGCGACAGCTTCGGGCCATATCACACACGGTGACATAGTTGGGAAGAACTGACCATCGTCATTCTCTAGAAGAATGTTCCAGTCAGCTAGCATCTCACACATAATATCCATCTTCTCAATGTTGCCCATCGTTCGAGCACGCCGCTGATCAATTAAATATATCTTTCCATCTTTGATTCCACCTAGTGTGAACACTGTCCAGTCATTCTTCTCACGTAATCCAGCACTAAGGTCAATCCCTACACCGAGGCAGTCATAGTCTTCTGGCACTTCTCCTCTAATAACTAGCTCTGGTGATATCCCAACATCAGCGGACCGTACAGCAGTGTTTAAATACTGGTACGCAAAAGCAATGCGATCTTCAGTCTTACGCTCATTTAGATATTTCATTGACCAGAACTCTGGCCAATATGATCGTTGCCTGCCGTCAGCGTCTGTAATTACAGCCTTCTGGACTATCTGCTTCCAATTGTTCTTGGGGACAAAGAGAGTGGCGTGAATGTCGTCAAAGTGGAAGCGGGTTCCCAAACAGATAGCCCGTGCACCTTGGAACATCGTTGGTGCGATAACGTTAGACCACGTCTGCTCCATCTCACGGCGAATGTCTGGGTTGTTGATCGAAGCGGCAGATTTGATAGGGTCATCAATAAGCACCAGCTGCGATCGTTTAGAGGTGATTGCACCTTTGAGACCACCACACGCAATCGTGAAAGCTTCTTCACCTGCTGTATCAATTCCCGCAAAATCATAATCAATTGACCAATACTCGTCAGAACGTTTTATCTTCGAGAGCCTAACCATTGGAAAGATCTCTCTGTACTTGTTACTCGTAAGGATGCCTTTAATGGTTGCAGACTTAGCTCTACTAATGTCAACCATGTACGCAATATATAGTATACGCAACATTTGCTTTGCAGCGGCGTGGCGACCAATCATCCACGCAGCAAATAATCCTAATACTGTTGACTTAGCAGAACCACGTGGTGCAAGAATTGCTGTATTAGGTCCACCAATTCCTAATAAACATTCACTGTCCTCTCCTGTGCATAACTCGTTATGCCACTCCATCATATGATTTGCTGGAGACTTACCCATATAATCGCAGAAGTCTTTGAAGTCGTCTCTTGCTCTTAGTACTTCTTCTGATGGTGGCTTAACAGTTACTTTTGTAGCCGTCATTAATGCTGATCTTCTGTATGCTAATGCTGCGCTGGGTATTGCCATAAAGCTATCTCTTTAGCTTTAGTCTAACTACCTCATAGATTGATTAGGATCATAACCGTACTGGTAAGCAGCATTGAAGCTCCTACCTTTAGCTCTTCTATTATTTCTCCTTGAAGCAGCGGATCCGCTCCTACCTGCTTGCTTTGTTCTAGGTTTAGCATACCTTTCCATTTGCCTACCTTTAGCTTTAGCTATTGCCTTGCTTCTGTTTTGCTGCTGCCTTGAGATATTAAATGCACGTCCTATGTCAGCTGCGTATTCTTCTGCTTCCATTCTTCTGACGTTGGTCATTGAACCTGCTTGAGGTATTCCAGGCAATGCTTTAGCCAGAGTACCTTGTAGACGTAGGCCAGTAGTTTTTGCGTCAACAATTTTTGGGAGCTCTGCTAGTTCTGGATTGTCTGGAGCATTAGGACTACGGTATACCTCTCTGGGTATCTCCATAGGTCCTGTGACAGGAGCACCGTAATACATTAGTTGGTGATCTCGCTATATACTTTTGACCAGACAGCGTTCATTGCGTTATCAATTGGCTCAGCAAACTGTGGATCATCTTTAAAGATTGCCGTTAACTCTCGCATCACTCGGTCAGCACCGGCAAGAATAAGACCACGTTTATCAGTCGTCTTATTCATACGATCTGATGTTTCAATGTGAGAGCGTAGTTCTTTTTCTAGCGCAGCCAGTCGGGCACATCCGTTGTCACCTTTAATCTCCCCGGAGGTGATTGCCATTCGTAACTCTTGTATATCGGAATGAAGAGCAGCAATTTCACTATTAAGGATTTCACGACGATTAAGCTTCTTATACTTCATCTTAATCCAACGACTTAAGTCATTGAATGTTCCTTCATAACCTACAATTCCAGCATATACCCAAATTTCAATAATGCTTGGAGTGACTTCAGCAAATTCTCTGAAGTCTTCTGACTCAGATGCGGGTAGACTATCTAACCACTGATCTACAGCAGTTAGGTATACACGCCCTGTTGTTGTTTTTGTAGTAGTCATTAGAACGCCCTTGCTAAGGAACGGCTACGAGCTTGCTGTCGATTTGACTTCTTAGCAGTCAATTCATCTTCTTTCTCCATAGTCTTACGACCCTCATCACCTGTAGTTTGAGTATTCCTCACATCACGGTCACTTTCAGCACCAATCTTCCTGACGTCTACATCACCTTGAGTGCTGATGCTTTGTCGATCTTCGCTTCCTTGAGTAGTGATGTTGCCTTTCTCCCTTTCGCCTTGAGCACTTTGCTGTGTCTCAATAGAAGCACGGTCAGAGTCTCCTTGCTCACGGATGTTCTGTACTTCACGGTCCCCTTGTGCTTGCTGCTGTGTACGGATATTCTCTCGATCTTGAGCACCTTGAGCTCCAATATTAGCCTGCTCTCTAGCTCCTTGCATTACCTGCTGAGTAGAAATGTTTTCACGATCTTGTTGACCTTGTGAGCCAATATTTAATCTTGACTGCTCACCTTTTGTAATTTCACCTAGGCGATTCTCTACACCTGTAGCCGTAATATTTTTACGATCTTGTTCGCCAGTAGCGCCAAGCATTCCGATATCTCGTTCAAACTGCGAATTAGCGAAGTTGTTCTGGTTCTCAAATTGAGCACCCATAGACTGCATTCCGTAGTCAAACTCTTGCTTACGTGCTTCGGACTGATTCCTCATATCAAGGTCAGCCTGCTGACTCATCATCTCTTTACTAATACCTGATTGGGTATAAGCCATTTTTTCAGCAAGGTCTGAATCAAACCCCTTGCTGATCATATCTCCAGCAAGACCTAACTTATAACTACGGCCTTCTGCATCATCTTCGCTTGGCGAATACTTATAGAAGTCTTCCATAATCTGCTGGTAGTTAAAAGTACCAGGATCTGCAGCAGCCATCTCTTATTCAATACACATTTCTTACATTCTACAAAAGTTAGAATAGATGAAAGATTGATACTTAGATATGCGTTTTAATTCTGTAAAAGGTAGCGACTATTCTTCAAGTGCAAGAGCAGTTAATAGAAACTCTGATGCTGCTTTTGATGCGTCACGTAAATCTTCGTTTGATTTCACTAAGACGTCTAAAGCAGCAATTAATGCTAGGTCTACAGAACGCCAAGCTGCGATGAAAGGGCAGGGTCTTAAAGATGTAACTCAGATTAAAGCAGATACTCTTGTTGAAGGTACACAGTTAAAAGTTGATACTGATAAAGCTGTTTCTGATATCAAACGTCCAGCC